AAGCAGTGCTTCTGGTACAACTACAGTCGTTGGTACAATCGGTGTTACACTTGCTAACACAACAAGTAATGCTTCGGGAAGTGTAGGTAGCCCTGTCAGCGGAACTCTTGCTGTCACTCTGGCTAATACAACTTCATCAGCTTCTGGAACAACTACGGTTATTGGAACAATAGCATACACAATAAGCAATACTATAAGTAGCATTTCCGGCAGTACAACTGTACTTGGCACTATAGTAAGAACATTAGGGGATACAACAATGTCAGCTTCGGGATATCCTGGAATACCTGCAATTGCCACAAAAGTATATCAGAAACTAACCATTGTAGTAAGGAACAGTTTATAATGGAAATTCCAATTTCAGTTGTTTTATTTATTGTTAACGGTATCATGGGGGTCTTTATGTGGTTTATGAAGAGTACGCTTAACGATTTAAAAGAACAAGACAAAGAGCTTCGTCAAGAACTAAATCGTATGAAAGAGACCTCATTTACTAAGAACGATTTCTCTGAATTTAAGCTTGATCTTTATGGTCGATTAGATGACATGAAGAAGGACTTTATTCGGGCACTGGATAAGTAATGAGCTACAAACCAGGATGGGAACCAGGAAGATGGAGTGCTATTTGTGATGTTTGTGGTTTTAGGTTTCATTCAGATGAAATAAGAGATCGTTGGGACGGATTAAAAGTCTGCTCTAAGGATTTCGAGACGCGGCATCCTCAAGATTTTGTTAGAGCTCGTAGAGAGCGCATTACACCCCCTTGGACTCGTCCTGAAGTGCAACCTGATTCGTTTGTTGAGGTTTGTTATTTATGGGATAGAAGTGCCTATGCAGGTTTGGCATCAGCAGGGTGTGCAAGAGCTGGAGAGGATTCAATACCTTATGCATTACTACGTGATATGAAAGCAGGATTATGAGCACATCTGGTGTTACAGTTATTGAAATGGATCGGGATGAGTTCATTGCTGCTGCTATGCGTAAATGTGGTGAGCTTGCAAAGGGACAAACTCCTGATGATGAGGACCTTGCTAATTTTGGAGAGGCTTTAAATAATCTTGTTGCTGAACTTCAAACGCTTGGTATGCCTTTGTGGAGCAAACTTACATCTACCGTCACGATGGTTGCTGCACAGCAAACATATACGATTGGTGTAGGGCAGACTATTAATCAAGCATTTCCTCTTAAGGTGTTACAAGCTTGGACAGAGCCTATTGCAGGAGGTGGAAAGCAACCACTAGAACCAAATAGTGTGTATGACTTCCAAATCCTTCCAACTAATAGTGGGAGTTCTGGAACCCCCTCCCAGTATATGTACCAACCTTTTATTAATTATGGCAAGCTGCATCTGTGGCCCACCCCTGATGCAAATACAGTAGCAACGAGAACATTGACAATCTCATACATGGCTCCTTTTGAGGGGTTCGCGGCTGCTGCCAACACCCCATATTTTCCTAGGGAGTGGAATAATACATTGATTTATGGACTGGCTTATTTAATTGCCCCAGAATTGGGACTTCCTATTAATGATTGTAAAGCCCTTGAGCAGAAGTATGAAAAGCATCGTGAAATGGCTATTGATTTTGGACTGGAGCAGGCTTCAATTACATTTGCTCCTGATTCACAAGGAAGATAATTGTGGCTTTTGACAAGACCCCAGCAACCTCGACATATCAAACAAAGCAGATTCCTCTCTTAGCAGAAATTAATTCGAGGGCTGTCTCAGTTGATACTGATGTGGATTATCTTAATTGTTATCCAGAGATAATTAAAAACAAAACAACACACGAGCAGAAAGTAGCCATTCGTAAAAGAAAAGGTTGTTCTGCTGTTGTAACTATGCCTAATACCACTACTCGTGGAGCTTATTACTGGGAAGATCAGAGTAAGCTTTATGTAGCACAGAGTGACAGCAAGAGTTCCGCTGACAGGGCTACCTACACTTCCCGAAGCATTACTTGTTGTGTTAGCAAGTGTAACACCGATTGTACCAACGACTGTAGTTGTACCAGAAGCACTGCTTGTAGTGTTGGCAAGTGTAACTGCAATAGTACCAGTAGCACCGCTAGAAGCTGCATCATTAACCCTAAGCCCACGAGCTGCCCAGGTAATTGTCCCGGATGAGGAGCAGTTGGCATTAACTTCTAGTGTCGTACTCGTTCCAGTAGCCACTTTCTCTAACACTGCAATGCCTAAGAAAGTACCAGTTACATCCGAATGCCGAAGTGTTGTCCCTGAGACTGCAGAGAATGCGGCCAGATTAATACTTTCTGCACCAGCCACAACACATGCTATGATGGTTTGCCCAACAGTGCAGCCTGTCACTGTAACGCTGGCTACAAGTGTAGTAATCCCACCTGTAGCCCCGCTATTATCAGTTGCACCTTCAACCGGAGTAGTCTGGTCAACACCAGAATAGGCCAGTGATGCAACTGCACCTTGAAGGGGATTACCGTCCCAATCTCCGAATGATGTCGTTGATCCTGTAGGGCCTGGACTAGCTTCATAACTAGAAAGCTTACCATTTCCACTATACCAGGAGTAAGACGTACTAACCTCGGTCATTGACGTTCCACCCGACCCACCGTATTTGCAATCGGTGATGTTTGGAGAGACACCAAAGTTAGCTGCCGACACAAACGTAATTAGGGCAGGGTTTTCCCCACTGGGACTAAAACTTCCGGTTGTACCATTGGCAGCCTCATAAGCAAAAGCAAGGGCTACGCCATCACTGTAAGTGGCCATTTATTTTAATCCCCTAGGTGACTATTACAAAAAACTATTCAATCTCCACCACATTATCATATTCTTGACTTCCTGGAGCATTAACGAATACGACTGGTGTACCACCTGATCCGTTTGCCCTAATGATGCGGTTGTTACGAACTATTGCATTACCATCTAAGTCATCCCCATTGAGATACTCAAATGAGCCAATACTAATCGCCGTTTGGTTTGTGCCTTGGCGATTGATGACCGTGTTCCATTCAACCACGATACCAGGTGCAGATGAGATGGACATAACAGTATTACCACCATTGGTGAAAGTATTGCCACGAACCACAACATTACGGAACCATTCAGCACCACTATACCCTTGAGCGAGTGTTAACAACCAACCACCAGGAGCTGCAGCATCTTGCTCAACACGGTTGCCTTCTACCAGCAAACCATCGATCTGTCCGTGGAAGGTCATGTTGCCACCTTGGCACACACCATCTACCACTGAGTTTCGGTCATAAAAGTTGTTGCGAACTGTGATGTTATTGCCACCACCAATGTAGGTGCCATGGTCAAAACCACTACCACTAAAGTTATTGGCCTGAACGTGATTATCTTCAAATACGAGGTTGTTATAGTGACCCAGTAATCCCATAGCACGATTGTGATGGATATGATTACGGCGGATAGTAACACCATTCACACCATGAGCAGCACTGTCATTAGAATTGATGCCAATACGAAACCCGGTAATGTCACAATCTTCAATGACTACATCACCTACCGTATGGACAAACCAGAATCCCCATTCAGCTGTACCCATACCATCAAGTTTAAGGTTTCTGAAAACATACCCACGATCGTCACTGGTGTTATTCCAGCCACCACCGAGATGGAACATATTCCCAGATGTCTGTTGAAGACAGGGTAATGGTCCAGAGCCATAAGCATCAAAAACTAATGGATTGGTAGCGTTTACATTCATGTTCTGTAAAACCTGGAAAACCCCAGTCCAGGTGTCTCCACGACGGAATAACAGTGTTGAACCTGCTGGCAACGTATTGACATTAATACCTGTCAAGTCACGTTTAGGGCTTTCCTGAGTGCCAGGGTTTGTATTGCTAGCCCCCACCTCTGCTGAGAAATGGAGTGTAGTGCCAGGACCTGGAGGAGGCGGAGGGGGAGGGGGTGGAGGAGGTGGTGCTGGTACTTCTGAAATAGAAGCCACCACAGCAAGAAGGGTGGCTCTTTCTGCGGAAGTTAATGACATATTAGGCTAAGACTTCACTAGACGCCACTACAGCCAATCGTGCAAGTTCAATTGCAGCACGGCCATTGACAATCTTCTGTTCCAACTGATTAGCACCAAAAGTCAATGCTTCAATGGTTGATGCTTGCGTTGCAATAGTTGCTTCTGCTGCCGCAAGAGCAGCTTGAAGTGCAGGTACATCCACATCACTGACGGGAATAGCTTCAATAGCTGCGACAAGAGTTGCGCGTTCTGAGGTAGTCAATGGCATTATGGGTTTCCTTCAGTAAGTACACAGCTTGTAACGCTTACAGGTTGTGTTGAAACAATAGAGACAGTTGTAAGGTTTAAATCTGATCCAGATGTGCCAACATTACCATCTACTACGAAAGTGCCACCTGATGTAACAAGACGGAACCATGTAGCAGTTCCTGTCGCATTAGCGCTAGAATCTTGAGTAATAGAGTTGAATGTGAGTACACCACTCGAAGCAGCAGCAGCGGCAGTGGCACTTAATGCAAGCTCAGCGAGGAGTGTAGTGGCTGTGCCACCAGAAGCTGGTCTCGTGCCATCATAGATACGAAACAGGCCACTAGTGCTAATAGCTGTAGTAATTGCATCTGCTCGTGCATTACGGAGAGAGGTTGAAAATGCTAATGCCATTACGTTCTCTTATATCGAGGCATAACGTTAGAAAGGAATTCATTGACTTTATTATCACGTCCTTCTTTCGTAGTTGCTGTGAATGTTTCAACCTCTCTTTGAAGAGTTCCTTCGTAACCCATTACTCGAACCTGAGCACTATTGTCTCCAAGTTCAAAAATCTCCCAGTAAGCTGAATACTCTTTACGAGGGTAGTCATGAATACTGAGAGCAGGGTAAGATGGAGCCTTCTTTTTAGTAAACCAAGAAAGCATTATGTTTCCTTAATAGAGAGCGAGGATATCTGTAGCTGCTGTAGCATTCAAAACTTGTGTAACTTGAATGGCTAAGATACCTACAGGGACTGCTTTGAAAGTGATGGGTGTTTGACCATCAGCCATGGTAACGACAACATCACCTGTCACACCGATATACAAAGATCGGGTAACTGGGATAACTGTTGCATCACTCTTAGTTACAGCAACAGCCCCATGAGCGGGGCATGTTGCATCTGCTGTACGATAAGCTGCCATAATTAACGCTGAGCGTAAACGCGGAAGTAGTCAAAAGTGGTAATGTTACCAGCAGTAGCACCAGTACGAGCACCAAGGAAAGGAGCCAGATGGACACCAGTAGGAATGGTGCCAGCAGCACCAGCCCATGTCAGGCTTTCCTTACCATCAACATAACCACGAAGATTCACACCGTCATAAGCCAGAGCCAAGGTGTGGTAAGTAGCATTAGTCAGTGAACGAGTTCCTGTTTGAGCAGCCGAACCAGTATTAGACTTGTCAGCAAGCATCTTTGTCGCAGCAGAGCCAGCAAGAGTACCGAAAGCTGCAACGTTAGCTGCCGTAGTCGTCCAAAGGTCTTCTGGGTTGGTCGTAGCTGTCAGGTCAGTCAAACCGATCTGCACATCAGTTTCAGCAGCAAGGGAGGTCTGAACACGAGCTTCAATAACAAACTTCTTACCAGCAACAAGTTGCAGAGCGCGGGGTTTGTAAATAGCAACACCCTCAGAACCGCCGTCTGAAGCAATAACAATAGCACCAGTAGCAGCAGTACCAACCACTGTAGAGGCAACCAGAGTTGCACCAGTATCGATAATGGCAGCCGACCAATCAGTCGGGACGTTAGTAGCAATAGGGTCAGTGAAGTCATCTTGCCACACAACCCACTCGGCCGAGTTAAACATACCCAGGCTAGAGCGATAAGGATAGGCACGGCCTGTCGAAACAGGGCCAGAAAGGAAAGGACCAGTAGAGGATAAGGACATATTAAGTCTCCTGCAATTAATAAGTAGAAATAGGAAAGGGGCTTTTCACCCCTATTGACCATTTACATGGCTGTTTGTGTTTTAGGCACCCGGCGAGCCGTAAAGCTGCATCCAGTCGGACCAGCCAAACGAAACACGGAAGGTCGCCTTGAACTTCGCATTTTCGGTGTCGAAGTCGTCATCAGTCGTGAATTCATCAGCACGTCTCTCGAAGTACTTCAGACCATTCTTGATGTCGGTGCGAATGAACCATGCATCCGGGTCCGTCAGATAGTGGTTGACCACCACTTCAGGAACCAGACCCATCACCTTCATGGCATTCACATTGCGCTCAGCGCTGTTGACTTGCCAATCACCCTTCAGAATACGAGTTGCCTCGAACATGCTCTGAATCGGGATAATGAGGCTTTGCGGGCGCACAGCAATACGCAGGCCACGGTCATTAGTGTATTGACCAATGTCGATGTGAGCTTGCTCAAGAGCAGCTTCCGACAAGTCGGCAGCAATAGCCACACCATTAGTACGAGTACCACCAGCCACGTTCGGGTGAGAAGCAGAACCACCACCGCCTGCCGAAGCAATCAGAGTAGCCGCATCACCACCGACATAGGAAGTGTTGAACGCACGGTTGTAAACGTTAGCACCGAGGATTTCCTTGGTCTGACGCACCGAGAAAGCAAGGCTTTGGGCCTTTTGCTTACCCACCACATCATACAGGTCATCTTCATAAGCTTCACGAGTAACAATGAATCCCGAAGCGTAAGCAACGTGCTGGTAGCGAGTCGTGAACCCTTGACGGCTGGAGTCATAAGTAATACCAGCGCCTTCGGCCTTAACCGAGAGCAGACCCAGACCACTGACACCAACGTCTTCTTCAAAGTTGCGCTTTGAATCGAACTTGTCAAAGAGCTTCGTGAATTCCACAGGGAACTCATTATACTCATCACCATACCACTTATTTACACCAGGATAGAGTGCTTTCGCAAAACTGGTTGTAGTAATTTCACTCATAAATTCTCCTTAGATACCAGTTGTGCCAACAGATTGATACTGATGCACATTGAACCCAACAAGCATCTTGGCAGATGCACCAATCTCATTACCAACACGCTGGACGAAACCAAGCAGACGGAAATTCAGAGTGGATGTAGTGGCTTCAGTGCCAAAGTCAATTGTTGCAGGTGAAGTAACTGTGGACGAAGTACGGGCACCATTTGCATGGCTAATGTTAAGACCAACATCAGTAGCAGCAGGAGTACCGTTGGAAGTTTCCACTTCCATAATAACTTGCGGATCAGTATTCACCAAAATATAACCAGCACCAGATGCAGCGATTTGAGTCACTGCCGGAAGATCAAGAGCGACCGAGCCAGTTGTAAGCTTACCTGCCGGATCGAATTTGGAATGCATGATTCCAACCACAACACCAACAGGAACGTCGGAAGCACCACACAGATCGGCTGTGGGGATACCGTTAGCATCAGCCGAGCCACCTTGCTTGGCAATATCACCAACCAAGATTTCATCAGCAGCAGATGCCACATAAAAGAGAGTAGTTTTGCCGGTTACACCAGCTCCACTGTTTGTACCAACGACCCGAAAGCCGTTGATGCGAGAAGTATTAGCCATGAGCTATCCTTTCAAATATTTATAAGAAAGCTCTCGGCTGCATAAAGAATTAAGTTCGTCTTGCAGCTTCAAGCCCCATAGTAGCTTCTAGCTCATCAATGGTTGCTTGTTTAGATGCCTGATCTTCATTGTAGTATTCCTTGGGAATACGCATGATGACAGCTCTAGCACCCTTACCAACGGAGATTTCCGTGGCAGAGCCCAATGACGAGGGATTGTCCACCCGAGAGTCACCCACTTGAGTGCCGTTAACAAATTCATATCCTTGTGCCAAACGAGCTTCCACCTTGTTGGTGGGGTTGCCGTCGGAGTCATATGCATTCACAACACGGTAGTGGTAGTTGGGGTCTTGGTCTGCAACTGACAGACGGTTACGGACACCAATCGGGGTTCTTTTAATACGCCCACTCGGGACTTTCGTAGCTTGTTCTTTAGCCATCACTTAACTCCTTTGATCTTCTTCAAATCAGTATTCAGGTAATTTATTGCCTGTTGTAGAATATCTACGCTATCTTTAGCATGTCCTAGTAATAAATTACATTTCGGACATAGTAAACCTCGGACATGTTTATTTGTATGGCAATGATCTACATAAAGGATTTTAGGTTCAGTGAAACAAATAAGACATTTATGGTCTTGTTTATGTTTCATATTCTCATAATCTTCTAGTGTTATTCCATATGCTTTTTGTAGTGTATATCCTTTACTCAGTTGTACTTTCCGAGTTTTTGCATAAACAGATTTATGATAACAAGGTTTAGAACAGTATTTTGAACTATAATGAGTTCTTAGAAAAGGAGTAGTACAGGTATCACAAATAACCTGCTCATTACTTTTTATAACACCACGAGGCACTACTTGATGCCCTTAATACGTTTTAGGTCCGTTATGTATTCTTCTTTGGTCATGAGCGGCTTTCCGCTCTTGTCTTTTTGGTTGATGAAGCTATTCATCACCCTGGTTTCTTGTTCAGTAAGTTGGTACTCTTCCTTCTTAGAACTAGCCCGAGTTGTGGAACCTTCCACCGAACTGGGACGCTCTCGATTGGGATTTGTAAACTTGGTGGGAAACTCCTTGCGGACTGCCTCTTCCACCTTCTTTAACACTTCATTAGGCGACAAGCCAGCCTGTCTGAACGTAACACCCACTTCGTCAGCATATGTACGCATGTGACGTTGGTTGGCATACCAAGGATTGCGACTAACCCATGCAGCAAATTCTGGATGGATAGTTTGAGCCTCGTCAACCACTTTGGAAACTTCCTGCTTGTAAGCCTGAGCTTCCGCTTGTACTTCTTCAATTTGAGCTTCAATTTCGTCTGCAACTTCGTATTCTTGAGCACGATTGGCAGCCTTCATCTTAGCCTTTAGGGTTTCAAGAGCGCGATTGTATTCCGTCTCCTTAACCTTGCTGTGATGTTCCTGGAAATTCTGCAATGCCTTGCGAAGGTCCTTAAGTTCTTTTGATTGATGGTCAATCTTCGAGAACAGTTCACCACGACGCAGGAATTCTCCTGCTTCAACCCACTTATGGGGCTCCCCTTGGAATTCTTCCTTGGGCACCCAGCCTTGAGCAAGGGCTTGTTCAACTACCGGGTCACTTTGAACCTCGGTGTTTTCATTCACTACTTCAGTTTTTACTTCTTCAGTCATTTTCACTCCAAACCATAATGATGTCTTCATCATTCAACACAAGCCACTTCTCTTCCTTATTATCAGGATTGTGAATTGTCTTGCCGCCATGTCGAGTGTAGCTCACTCGATCACCAACCTTACACCACTTATCAGCCCCACCAAATGCATCATATGCAGTGGGACCAATTTGAACTACAGTGCCAATGTCAATGATTGTAGCTTCCTGTCGCTCTGTCTGGTCAACAAATGAGAAACCAGCTTTACGCGCACTTGCGAACACTGGATCAACATCGTCAAGGGTGTCGGGTTTAATTAAAACTCGATGTCCTGGGGTTTGGGGTTTCATACTTCCTCCGTCATTTCTTCAAACGTTGTTTGAGTAATGTCTCGCAATGCTGCAATATATCCCTGGCGAAATCTAATTCTATTGGGATCATCATGTGTTGCAAGTTCTTCTTTGATGTCTTCAATCTGAAGAAGAACAGAGGACATAAATGCCCTAGTTACTTCGTTGACTTGCCACTCTTGGAAGTCGTCCTTGGTGAATTTAATGATTGTGACTCCTTAGTCTGTTCCATTTTCTGTTGATGAGCTTGCTCTTTATGAACAATACTCTGCCCTGCTTTCACTTGCTCTGCCTTGGCCTTAGAGGTTTCAGCAGCCATGAAAATCTTTTGTTTATGAATCTCAACACCGGCTTCTAGATTCGCCATTTGGGCTTTATGTTGCATATCCATGTCATGCATCTGAGCTTCCATCTGCATCTTTTGTTCTTGTGAACGGCCTTCCAGTTCCATCTTGAACTGGTCATATTCAGCCTTCATTTGATTCTTTTGCTGCTCAAGCTGCATTTTCATTTGCATCTCTTGCATCTTCGGATCAGGTTGAGGTTGTACTTGACCTGTTTGCTGAATCTCTTGACTGAACAACTTCTCCCAATTAGGCTGTTCCTGTGCCTGGAGCACTCTAGAAATAACCTCAACAGGGTTGAGCATACCAGTCGGAAGCAGCTCCATCAGACCTTGTGCCTTGAGGAGCTTCTCTGTTTGACTCACTGCTGTAGGATCAGCACCCGGGCAAACATCATAATCATCATCGTTGAAATCTTGTGGTCCAACAGGAGCATCAAGCACTGAGACATAAGTTTCAGGATTGAGATAAATGCTATTGAGCTTGTAAATCTTCTTGAACTCTTTATCCAAGGAGCGATAAATACGCTTGTAGACTGCCGTGAACACCTTCATACCCTGTTCAATGGAAGCCATTGTAGTGGTAGCAGGAGTGTTCTGGCCAGGCATCTTACCTACGAAGATTTCAGCCACTGAGGCAAGTTCCTTACCAGAAGTGATAAGAAGCTGCATCAAATTCATTAAAACTGCGGAAGGTTCTTTAGCCGGAAGAGGAACAATTTGCTTTCGCAAGTCGTCTCCAGTAGACGGAACAGGGACCCACTCACCTGGTTTAATCTTATTCTCACCTCCGCGAATACGGAGGCCCTTACCAATAAATCCGCTTTGGAGATTGCTTAGAGTACCTGCATCAACGAGCTGATTAACGATTGTATTAACGGATTCATTGATAGGACCAAGGAGGATACCAAAGCCAATGTCATAGAAGCTGCCATCAGGGTTAGGGATAAAGGAAAATTTAGTATAGCACTGTGTTGGAGTGATTTTGACGATTTCTTCTGCATCATTGAGTTCAACATCCTCTGCTTCATAACGTTTTACAATTCTAACCACTGTGCCCTTGCTACGTTCAAACGTAACAATATAAGGCTCTTTGTACTCATCGTCATCTAGGTCAAGGTAGGTATGCTGCTCAACAAACTCATAAGGAGTTGTCTCGTCAGTTGTTCCAATACCATTGACCTTGGGAGTTACACTAGGCTGGCCTAAGTCAATGTCAAGAAAGGTTCCCTGACGCTTACGCTCAATATAAATCCGCTGAGACATCTCAATGATTTCAGAGACACGTTCAGCTTCTTCAATTGAGGTAGCCCAGTTATTCACAACTAGGTTCTTAGGCAAAACCAGCTTGCTCTTCAAACTCTTGGAACTACCATCCCAATAGGTCTTCTTGAAAATAGTGCCAATGATGGGGAGCATCATCAGCATCTTGTCCATGTCTTCGTCCCATCCCTCAAGTTCATGCATAACTTGATAGGACATATAAGTGGCAATGCGATCAGCCTTATCACCCTTCATTCCTGTAGGGTCTTTACCAATAGTCTTGCCCTTAACAACCTTCCCGTCAGAGGGAATTAAGCTAGGATAGGCTCTAGCATTAAACTGCATAGCAGCAGTGGACAGTAGTGGATACTTAATGTTGGAGGCATTGGGCCAGGGGAAACTCTTAATCTCTCGTGTTTGCATGGCCAGTTTGGTCCATTCATCTAAGCATTTTTCCCACTTCTCACGGCTTTGGAGGTCAGTGTCAAAACCCTTTTTACATTCCTTGCCAATGTCAATGAGCTGTTGTTCATCAAGAGTGGAAGCAATGTTTACCTCATTTGCAACCTTCTCAAAAGAAGCTTCAGTTTGCTCTTCTTGTGGATTTTCAATGTTTCCTAAGTCTTCCATTACTTGGTCTTTTCATAAGTGCGTAATGTTCCAAGACCCAGCATACCCAGCAGAATCGGAAGCATTTCAACCATATCAATCGGAGGAAGCACAATTGGCTTCATGTCAGGAATAAATTGTGCAAGGATAAAGATGGCAGGACCACCTAAAAACTTAGCAGCAAAGGCTGCGCCACAAACCCAACCCACAAATGGCCTCCATCCAGATTTAAAGAAACTATCTGAACTGGCCTCAATCTTATTGATTTCTACTTGACCAGCAGCAAGGGCCATTTCGGCCTCCAGGTGTTTAAATTCACCCGCTTGCTGCATTGCCAAGACTTTAAGTTGGGCTTCAGCCTTGGCTTGTGGGTCTGGAATAAGTTTATCAATAATCCCCATGATAGGGGCAATCAACATACTCCAAGCCATCTTAATACCCTGTCACAGAACTGCGACCGTCATACCCATTGGCAGAGGCAGCATACATTTCGTTGTACATATCTTCTTCCTCTTCTTCAGGGGTGTCAGCTTCAACCAAGTTGTCAAGCATAAGCCCTAAATAGGCCATAGCATCAACTTGGTCATCATGTTTATCACGAGGAAACTTTACAAGTTCCTCTTCAAGGTCCAAATACCAGTCACTATCCTTGTCAAATTTGACAGAACGAGCCCGCATACGGGCCTGAATGGATTTGGCTCTAGTTTGTTTGTCTTTTCCAGTGGATTTCAAGCTAATTAAGTTGATGTAGGTGCTAGTTCTGTGCATTTCTTCCCTCAAGAAGGGTAAAATCGACTTAGAAACCTGCATATCTTCAACACCAAACGCCTCTGGCTTGTGTTTTCTCTGTAAAGTGAGGAACATATCAACAATTTCACGTCCATCCAGACGTTGCCTAACCACATCCACCACATGGAGCATCTTATTTTCATCAACTCCAGAGACAATGAAGACTGAATAGTCTGCTCGTTCGTCTTGAGAGATGGCTAAGTCAGCCGTGATGTACTTATTAAGCTTGAGTTTTCTGTCCTCGTCTTTAATCGCAAGAAAATCTCCTCTCTTGAAATAAGCAGTAGACTCATCCAAGGGGAGATTTAGATATTCTTGTGAATAGATATCAAGCATGCCATTCTCAAAGGCATCTTGACGGAGCATTTTGAAGAATTCAGCATTCTTCTTTTGGGGCCACAACAACTCAGTGAAGTCGTGGTTGTGAGCACGGTATTTAACAGCAATCCAGCTACCCACTGGACGTGTCATCCAGGTCTTCAAAGCTGTGTGCTTAGTGGCAGAACTCTTCTGCTTAGGCATTAAACGCTCAAGGAGGCTATCCATGTGAAGGACAGT